TTGGATTAAACATACATTATCTACCACTTAGATATAGAATCTTATTTATGCGGAAACTATTGAACTTTGCAATTTACAATGATGATGATGAAATTAAGCGTATCCGAATCACCTATCCAATGTTGGATGCATCATCTAAGTTAAAAGAGTTCAGGCCTTGTATCAAACATTATTTGTATAGCCACATAAAATCCAGGATCCTGGCGGTAGAACCTAATGAATGGGACGTTGCAATGTATTTACCAATACAACAATTCAAGAAGGCTCAACCAAAAGAGGTTTGGAAAGATTCTATCGAAGAAATAAGGAATTCATAAATGCCAAGAAGTATCAACGATTTCAAATCAAGTTTTACTGGTGATTTATCCAGACAAAATAGATTTGATGTAAACATTCCCGTACCATTAACTTTGCTTCCGTATGTCAAGGCTGCTAGTAATCTTACTTTTAGATGTGAGAATGCTCATCTTCCTAGCCGAACACTATCAACAACAGAACAAAAAACTTATGGTCCTGTTGAAAAACATCCATATTTGACAACATATAACGATATTGATTTAACATTTATATTAGATGATGATATGTCATCGAAATTACTTTTTGATGGTTGGTTAAATTACATCAATCCAACATACAATTACAATTTTAGATATAAAGAAAATTATGCAACAACAATCACTGTTAATCAATATGATGTTTCAAATCAATTATCTTATTCAGTAAATTTGTATGATGCATATCCCATTTCTATGAATCAATTAGACTTGGATTGGAGTGGCGATAGTTACCATAAACTAACAGTAACATTTGCATACACTTACTGGAAAAATAATTCTCTACAGGCACTCGGCATGGAGTTGTTGGATGCTGGTATAGAAAATTTCGTAACTGTTGGACTTGGTGGCCTAGGTGGTGGACCTGGCGGCGCCATTTCAACAGGAATAAATTCAATTTTGAATTCCGTGGAAACAGTTAGAACTGATACATAATTTAAGGAGTTATTATGGCTTTACCAAAACTTGAAGTGCCAACATATGAATTGGAATTACCACTGTCTAAAAAGAAAATCAAATTTAGACCGTACTTAGTTAAAGAACAAAAGGCTTTGATGATGGCATTAGAATCCTCTGATGCCAAAACAATTCAACATAATGTCAGAGAAATTCTGACTGTGTGTACTTTATCAGGAGATGCCGACATTGATGAATTACCAATTGTAGATATTGAATATTATTTTTTACAGTTGAGAGCAAAATCAGTTGGTGAAATAGCCGAATCAAAATACCGTTGTAATAACGAAGTTGAGGATAAGGTTTGTGGCAACATTATGGAAGCTAAAATTGATTTAACTCAGATACAACCCGTTCAGTCAGAATATGTGAATCCAGAAATTCAATTGACTGACAAGATTGTTGTTAAAATGAAATATCCACCATTTAAGTTGATTAAAGATTCTATTGAAATGGACGACATTACAGAAGTTACTTTTAATATGTTGGCGCAGTCTATTGAGTATGTCTATGATGGAGAACAATTTCACTATGCGAAAGAGGTTTCTGTAGAAGAATTAGTTGAGTTTATAGAACAATTGAACCAAGAACAATTTGAAAAACTAGAAATGTTCTTTAATAGCATTCCTAAATTATCTAAGAAAATTGATATGACATGTTCCAAATGTGGTTTCGAACACCACTTGGATGTGGAAGGGCTCGAAAGTTTTTTCGGCTAATACTTGGTTATGATGATTTAAAAAATTACTACAAGACTAACTTTTCATTGATGCAACACCATAAGTATAGTCTTACCGAACTTGAAAATATGATACCTTGGGAACGAGATATCTATGTCGCTATGTTGATTCAATATTTGGAAGAAGAAAACCAAAAACTAAAAGACCGACAAAGAAAATAAATGAATTTATTCGGAAAAAATAAAAAAGATGAAAGCGAAGGATCGTCTAGTCCTGTCGTGTCCGAAAAAACAAAAAGTTCTGCTAGTTTTTTAAAAAAGACTGTAAGTAAAATTGGTGGTCTTTTTCAATCTAAAAAAATTGGTGAAGATTTAACTGCTGAACCTATGTCTAACGCCGAATATCTCGGTGAAATTTATAAATTAATGGTGCAAAACCATGATGATATAAAATTAGAAAGACAACAAACAGATAATCGTAGAGAAGAAGAGGACTCTGAGGATCAAAAAAGACACTCAGAGATAATTAAGGCTTTAACTTTACGTAGAAGACCAAAGCCTAAAAGAGTTATACGCCGTGAAAGAAAGGCTGAAGAACAGGCAAAAGTACCATCTGCACCAAGTATGCCTGGTAAACCTGGTAAGCCAGGTAAACCATCTGCGCCGTCTAAACCAGCTGAACCTAGTAAGCCGGCTCAGAAACCGGCTGAGACTAAACCGGCTCAACCTAGTAAGCCTGCTGAACCTACTAAACCAGCTGAAACTAGGCCAGCTCAAAAGCCTGCTGAACCTACTAAGCCAGCTCAGAAACCTGCTGAAACTAAGCCGGCTGAGCAAGCTAAACCTAAAACCGCAGAACCAGTTAAGGAAGCACCAAAGCAACCGCCAGCAAAACCTGCGGAACCAGTTAAACCAACAGAGGCACCAAAACCTCCTACACCAGCACCAAAGCCTTCGGCGCCAAAAACACCACCATCAGCAACAAAAATACCTAAGGGTATGTCATCAGCTGTAGGTCCGGTTCTTGCGGCTTTAACTGCAGCTGGCATAACAAATGTATATGCACAAAGAGCACTTTTAGCCAATGTTGAGAAAGAAACTAGTGGGACTAAATTAGAAGAAGATATTTTAAGTTATAAAAATACTTCCAATGATAGAATAAGAGAAGTGTTTGGTAGCAGAGTTAAAAATTTAAGTGATGAAGAATTAAAAGATCATTATTTAGAAAATGGTATTCATGAAAACCGAATATATAAAATATCTGATAACAATATTTTTTTAAATATTGGAATGAATGAAGTAAAAATTGAAATTAAAAAAAGTAAATCATACAGTATTCCAGATGATTTTAATCCAGAAATTTATAAATTAATCA